CATAGACACAAAGATAGATTTAGTTGTGAAATATCTACAACATTAAATCTTGGTGGTGATCCTTGGCCTATACATTTAGAACCTAAAAAGAATGTAGGTAAGCCAAACGGTAAAAAATTAACAGCTTCTAGTAATAATAAAGGTATTTTAGTTAATCTAAAACCTGGTGATATGTTGGTTTATAGAGGTATGGAATTAGAGCATTGGAGAGAAGAATTTCAAGGTGATAACTGTGCTCAAGTATTTTTACACTATAATGATCAAAAATCCAAAGATGCAGCTCAAAACGTAAATGATCGAAGACCGCATTTAGGACTTCCCGCTTGGTTTAAAAAGTGATATAATCTTTAGATGGGGGCTGTACTCCACCATACCTACAGCCTCCTTTTAAGGATTATTTATGAGTTTAGGATTTGACGCAATATCAGCATTACCTTTCGCTACATCGGGACCCGATAACGCTGTAAATGTATCTATATCAGCAAACCAATTAACACTTTCAATTGGTAGTGTAGGTATCATAGCAGATTCAATTACAGAAGATTTAGTAGCAAATCCATTAACTTTAGGTATTGGTACTTTAACTATTACAGGTAAAGCTAATATAGCTTTAACAGCTAATCCATTAACACTAGGTATTGGTACAATTACAGTTACAGCTGATGCAAATGCAACAGCCACAGCAAATCCATTGACGTTAGCGACTGGAAATGTTACAGTAACAGGAACGGCACTTGTACAACCTAATGGTTCACCATTAACGTTGGCTACAAATGACGTAGGTATAATTACATGGAATGATATCATTCCGGGAGCAAATATGGTTTGGACACCAATAGATCCAAGTTAAAATTATGGCATCAACATTTTCAACAGATTTAAAATTAGAGATAGTAGCAACAGGAGAAAAAGCTGGTCTTTGGGGTACGGTCACAAATACCAATTTACAAATTTTAGAACAAAGCGCTAGTGGTTATCAAGAGATTGATATGGCTGGTGCAAGTGTAACTTTACTTTTATCAGACGGTGCAACATCAAATGGTAAAAACTTTTATTTAAAACTATCTGGAACTTTAGGTGGTGCTAGAACTTTAACAATGCCATCAGGCTCTGAAAGAGTTTGGATTATAAGTGATGAAACAGTTAGAGGCACTGCTAATAATACTTTAGATGTATTAACTGCTAGTGGCACATCTCAACCTGTTCCTCCAGGAGCAAGTTTACTTTGTGTTTCTGATGGTACAAATACAGTTACAAGAATTATTGAAAAAGGTTATGTAACTATAACTGATTCTAATTCTCCTTATACAACAGTTGCAGGAGCACAAATTTTAGCAAATACAACAACCAACCCTATTACAATCACATTACCCACTTCACCATCTACAGGCGATGAAGTTACAGTTATAGATGCAAGAGGAACTTTTGGATCAAATAATTTAACATTTGATAGAAATGGCGAACCTATTAATGGAGTAGCTTCTAATTTAGTTTTAAACACAAATGGTCAAGCTTTGACATTAGTATATGTAGATGCAACAAGAGGCTGGGCTTACAAAACAAACACAGCATAGGAGCTAACAGATGGCTCTTCAACAAATTAAATTTGCGCCAGGTATAGACAGACAAGACACTTCTATTGGTGCTGTCGGTCGATGGGTTGATTCTGATTTAACTAGATTTAGATATGGGCTACCAGAAAAAATAGGTGGTTGGCAATCACTTCTTGCTGATACTATTGTAGGCGTAGTAAGAAAACAATTTGCATTCGTAGATTTAGAAGGAAACAGATACGTTGCATTAGGAACAGATAAATTTTTACTACTTTATTTTGAAGGACAACTTTTTGACATTACACCTTTAAAAGCTGATATTACTGGTGCAACTATTGCAACAGTAGACACTTCAGCAACTTGCACTATTACAACTTCATCAGCACATGGAATGAACGAAGGTGATATAGTTTTATTTGATAGTGTAACTTTACCAGGTGGTACAGGTTATACCGCAGCAGACTTTGAAGATAAAAACTTTCAAGTTATTTCAGTTCCAACACCTACAACTTTTACAATTACACAAAGTTCAAACGCAACAGGAACTGTTGCAACAGGTGGTAGCATAACTTTAAAACCTTATGAACCTGTTGGTCCGGCTGCACAAAACTATGGTTATGGTTTTGGTATTGGAAATTATGGTGGTACTGTTCAAGGTTCTGCAACCACAACTTTAAATGGTGGTATTGTAGCAGCTGATACAACGATTACATTAACTGATGCAAGTTCTTTTCCAACATCAGGCACAGTTTTAATTGGTGATTTTTCTTCTGGTAATTACGCTTCTACTTCAGAATTAGTTACTTATTCAGGTAAAGCTGGAAATGATTTAACAGGGTGTACTAGAAGTACAAATGGAACAACAGCTCCATCTTCTACTGCAACAGGTACAACAGTAAGTAACGCAACAGATTGGGCAGGTTTTGGTAGTGCTGTTGAAGCATCAACGGTTACATTAGAACCAGGCCTTTGGTCATTAAACTCTTTTGGTGAAGTTTTAGTAGCTACAATATTAAATGGTAAAACTTTTACATGGAACGCTGGTGGCGCTAATGCTACAGGTGTTAGAGCATCTACAACAACTTCTGGATTTGAAACAACAAACAATCCAACAGCTACACGAACAACTTTAATATCACCAACAACAAGACACTTAATTCATTTTGGAACTGAAATAACTATTGGTACTCCTGCTACTCAAGATGATATGTTTATTAGATTTTCTGCTGATGAAAGTATTAATGAATATACAGTTCAAGCAACCAATACAGCCGGTTCACAAAGACTTCAAGATGGTACAAAAATTATTGGAGCGTTAGTTGCAAAAGAAAATATTTTGGTATGGACTGACAATGCTTTATATACAATGAAATTTGTAGGTGCACCTTTTACATTTGGCTTTGAACAAGTAGGTACGAACTGTGGTTTAATTGGACAGAATGCTGCTATTGAAATAGATGGTGTTGCATATTGGATGAGTAATAATGGTTTCTTTTCTTTTGATGGTACTGTTAACTCATTACCTTGTTCGGTAGAAGATTATGTTTATGATGATATTGATACAACAAAAGGTCAACAAATAGCTGCAGGAATTAATAACTTGTTTACAGAAGTAACTTGGTGGTATCCAACTTCTAGTTCTGATTTTAATAATAGATCTGTTATTTATAACTACGGTGCTAAAGCACCTCCAGGTGAAATGGGTAACTGGTACAGTAATACAAATACTAATTTTAATAGAACAACTTGGATTGATTCATTAGTATATCCAAAACCTTATTCAACATCATATAATACTTCTAACACAGGAACATTTCCTGCAATTATAGGTGAAACAGGATTAGGACAAAGTGTGTTTTTTGAACATGAAATAGGTACAGATCAAATTAATCCTGATGGAAGCACAACAGCTTTACTTTCTTTTATACAATCATACAATTTTGCTTTACAAACAGATCAAGGTATTGGAGAATACTTTTTAGCTATGCGTAGATTTTTACCTAACTTCAAAGTTTTAACAGGTAATAATCAAGTAACAATATCGGTTTCTGACTACCCATCAGAAGATGCTGTAGCTACTACTTTAAGTCCCTTTACAATTACTTCATCTACGACTAAAGTAGATACAAGAGCAAGAGGTAGATACGCTAACGTAAAAATAGAAAATACAAGCACAGGTGAAGCATGGAGATTTGGTACGTTCCAAGCTGACCTACAACCAGATGGAAGAAGATAATGACAAAAGTAGTAGTAAGATTACCTGAACCTAAAAAAGAATATAGTGAAGACGTTGACTAATATTATAGAACAATTAAACTCAACATATTTAACACAATTAAAAGAAGAATCTCAAAGATATACCTTCTTTGGATTAGGATAAAATGGCAAATATATATAAGAACCAAAAACAAGATTTAACAACTAACACAGTTACAACTTTATATACTGTAGCATCTAACTCTAGAGCTATTGTAAAATCTATATTAGTTTGTGATGACACAAACAATGGTAGTGATATTACAGTAGACTTATTTAATGGAGATCCCGCATCAGCTGATAAATTTACTATATTTAAAAATAAAGCTATAGCAGGTAATGCTACAGAACAATTATTAAATGAGCCTTTAATTATGCAAGAAAGTGAAGTATTACAAGTAACCGCTGCAGATGCAAATAGATTGCACGTTGTAGCATCAATATTAGAAATCAACAGGGAGGACAGATAATGTCATTTGTAGAAACAGAAGCGTCGGTAAGATATGAAGTAATAGATGGTAAAAGAATACCTATTATTACACCTAAAACTGAAATTACGCTTACAAATATAGTAACCGGTCAAGAGTACAACTCTGATGCAGAAGCGTTGTCAGATGTACAAAATTCAGGTACTTCTACTGAAGCAGCACATATTAAAAGAGATGTTCATATTACAGTAGAATCAATACCTTTAGGAACCGCTACAAATATCAGTGATTGACGAGAGGTAAAAAAACAAGTAAAATGAAAGATACTGGCTTAAATCAAGAGTGGCCATCTTGCATTTCACTTATATAACAAAATAAAAATTATGGGATTTTTTAAAAAAGCATTCAAACCGTTTCGTAAAGTAGCAAAGAAGATTATACCTAAAGAGATTAGGCCGTTCTTACCTTATATTGCAGCAGGTTTTGGACCGGGAATAGCAGGTAAAACATTTGGTACTGGACTGGGATCAGCATTAGCACAAAGAGGATTAATAGCAGCAGCAACATCTGCAGCTACAGATGAACAAGGTAATCCATTAAGAGCAGGATTTTTAGCAGCGGCTCCTGGAGCTATACAAGGAGGTTTAGGTCAATTTGGAGACGCATATGGAAGTACTGTTGGAAGTGCAGCTGGAGGTGATTTTAGTTTTTTACAAAAAGCTGGAAATATGGCATCAAAATTATCTCAAAATAAAACATTACAAACTTTAGCAGATCCACGTGGCGCTTCAAGCCTAACAGACAAAGCAATAGCATATGGAACACCTGCATCAATAGATCAATCTGCAAAGTTTGCAGAAATTAGACAAGATGAAATAGATGCTTATAATAGAAATTTATTAGAACAAGGTGTAGCTAGCAAAGTAGATAGAAGAAAAGCAATTTTTGGTATTTATAAAAATGCTGGTTATGAAGAAGATTATATTAATACTATGTTAGATACATATGGTTACGCAGATGGTGGTAGAATAGGTTTTGCTAATGGTGGATACAGAGGTAAAGCAGAAGCGGCTATGGGTTTAATGACTATGAAAGATTTATTAAAAGGTAAAACTAAAGCACCAATTA